GGTTTCTTGAGGTAAGAGAGCGTGCTAAGTTGCTGCCACGGAACAACATAGAACATTACGCTCCGCATAAGGCTGCATTAGCATTGTTTCTCTTATCTCAAGGAGCTAAGATTACTGAAATATCTAAGAAAACTGGAGTTGGTAGGGAGACTATTCGACAACTAGAATGGCGGCATAACGACACCCTAGAGACTAAGCGCAAGGAGTTTTCCATGCGTTACGCTATCGCAGCGCAGGAATACACCGATCTATTGTTTGAACGTGCTGGTCAGCTATTTGACGACCCTGATAGCCTTGCCAAAATCTCCCCTGAGAAGCTAGCAATCACCGTTGGCATTCTCACAGACAAAGCAGCACAGCTTACTGGCATGGCAACGACCGTGGTAGAGCATCGCAAAGGCGCGAGTCTAGACGATGCAGCAAATCTCATCAACGAAGCTAGAAGTCGAATTGCCAAAGGTAAAGTAGTCGAAGCGGAAACTGTATGATTTGGAGACAGCATCAGATACTGAAACCTCCCACGGATGAGGAGTTGATTCAGATGACACCAGAGGAGGTGTTGTCTATCCACCGCATTTATCACGAAGCGATTGAGAACGCTGAGAAAGACCCATATCAATATGGCTTCCGTCTGCCGCACTGGGTTAAAGCCGAGGAGCAGCTAAAAGAAGTCAATGAAATCCTAGCATTAGGAGGCAACCGCTCAGGCAAAACCCAGTGGGGTGCATTCTCCGTTGTCCGTGCTGCGGTGGAGAATCCTAACTCCGAGATATTCTGCTTCGCTCAAACGTCCGAGGTATCTATCCGCCAGCAACAAAGCGCGGTGTGGGCTTGGCTTCCGGAGTATCTAAAAACGAAGTTTACTAGCGCAAACGCCTACATTTCCTACAAGAAGAAAACAGGATTTACTGATTCGTCGCTAATCCTACCAAACGGTTCACAGATTATCTTCAAGACGTATTCCCAGTATCAGAACAATCCTACCATCCTAGAGGGCGCGGAGCTTGGATCTAGGAATCCCGTGTGGCACAATATCGGCGTATGGCTGGATGAATATCTTCTCGGTCCCGAATTGATAAATACTTTACGCTTCCGGCTTGCAACTCGCAATTCTAAGATGCTGGTGACGTTTACCCCGATTGACGGGTGGACTGAGGTTATTAAGGAGTATCTGGACGGTGCAACAACCATTGAAAGCAGGGAAGCAGAACTGCTTAATAATGAGCTTGTTCCGTATGTCCAGAAGTCTAAGAAGCTAAATGCGTCTATTCATTACTTCCACTCGCAAGACAATGCTTTCGGTGGATATGAGCGTATCAAGGACACGCTGAAAGGCAGGACACGGGAAGAGATTTTGATTCGTGCTTACGGTGTGCCTATGAAGTCACACGCTACCAAGTTTCCCAAGTTTAACAAGGTTGTCAACGTGGTGGAGCCGGAAAAGATTCCGACTCGCAACATCACAAGGTATCACATTATCGACCCAGCAGGATCAAAGAACTGGTTTATGTGTTGGATCGCCGTAGATGAGACGGGAACAATGTGGGTTTACCGCGAATGGCCTGGGGTTGACGTGGGCGACTGGGCGGAATGGCGGAATGGTAAGTGGATGCCTGGAGAGGGTGCTAAAGGGCAAGGCTACGGTATCCGTGACTATGTTGACCTTATCGAGGAGGTAGAAGGCGAAGAGGAGATTTTTGAGCGGTTAATTGACCCAAGATTAGGCGCAGCAAAGTATCAAGTTCAGGATGGTTCATCTTCAATTATCGAGGATTTGAACGAAGCAGGACTAGTTTGCATCCCTGCTCCTGGGTTGGATATTGACGATGGGCTGCAAGCATTGATCGGGAAAATGGCATGGGATACGTCTAAGCCGTTGGATTCTGTTAATCGACCGCATTTCTACATTAGTTCTGACTGTGAGAACATTATCCAAGGCTTGTCGGAATATACCGGAGACGGCGGATTAAAGGAGGCATGGAAGGACGTGATTGACGTTTTACGTTACGCAGCAATCGCTGGAATAGATCATGTTGACAATTCCGTCAATTTAGTTACAACTCAGGGAGGTGGAGGCTACTAATATGATTGCAAAGAAAGAACCAAAGAAACGAGGACGACCAGCAAAGGTTGTTGAAGCTGTCATTGCAGACCTTCCAGAATCTTCATTGAAGGCGATGATTTTACAGACCTGCAATAACCCCACATGGGTAAAGGGACGGATTGACGGATTTAGCGTTAATATCAAAGTTCCCGCTCAGATGGCAAGACGCTTGCTTGGAAAAGAAGTTAATGTTATCCTTGTTGAATCCGACCTTGGGGACTACTACCAATACACACCATGAATCCAATTCAAGAAATAGAAGATGAGTCCCTTGTTTACGTGGACAAGGAGCCGGACATTGGTGCGTTGGCAAATGCTTACGACACCTGCCTGATTGATCTAGATTACTACTTTGAGTCTTGCTTACGTTCTTATAATGACCGCCGGAATATCTGGGATGGCAAGTCGGACGACCTACGCAAGAACGGAGCAAACGCTTTTCCGTGGCAAGGTGCTTCTGACCAAGAGGTAAACGTAGTTGGCGAGCGCATTGATATGTATGTCGCCTTGTTCGATCAAGCGTTGGCTCGTTCCCATATTAAGGCGTTCCCGACTTCAATGGCTGCAATGCCTAAGGCTGCGGTTGTTTCTGGTTTCCTTAAATGGATGCGTTCCTCTTACATTCCTGACTTCAAGCGGCAGATGGAGCTTGGTGGGAACTACCTAATGGAGAAGGGAATCATGGTTTCCTACGTTGGATGGAATCGTGAGAAGCGTTCTTATCTCCAGAGCATCAGCCTAGAACAGATTGGTGAAGCATCCCCTGACCTTGTGGAGTTGATTCTTAGTGGGCAGGATGACGAGATGTTGCTTAATCTGATCCAAGATTCCTTCCCTGACCTTTCTACCAAGAGAGCGAAGAAAGCAATTAAAGACCTCCGCAAGATGGGCGCAGCAGAAATCCCACTTCCTCGCCAAACGGTTGACTGTCCGGTCGTCTATGCTTGCGCTCCCGATGGTGAGGTGATGTTCCCGTCCTACATTTCAGACCCGCAACGCGCTCCGTATATGTTCTGGCGCACCTTCCTCACGGCTCAGGAGCTTGAGAAAAAGGTAACGAACGAAGGCTGGGATAGGAAATGGGTGGATAACGCCATTGAAACACTTCGCGGTAAGGACTCCATGTATCTTGATGGCGAAAAGGTAAAGACCCAGACTCGCCTTCCAATTACCGATGACAACGATCTTGTGATGGTTGTGTATGCGTATCAGCGTTTGATTGACGAAGAGGACGGTTCCGAGGGTATTTACTGCACCGTGTTCCATCCGCAGACAGAGGGCTTCGCCAAGCATGAACTCCTTAACGGATACGACGATTATCCTTTCGTAGTCACTCGGCTTGCTAATGACCAGAAGAGAATGTATGAGGTGCAAACCTTCTCCGATATTCTCCGTGGACCTCAGATGCAAATTAAAACAGAGCGTGACAGCCGCATTGATCGTGCGTCTCTTGCAACTCTACCTCCTATTATGCATCCTGCTGGAAGGCCTCCTTCTGATTGGGGACCTGGTCGCAGAGTCCCGTATCGGCGTTTGGGTGAAATTTCATTCGGTCCGATTCCTCCGAGGGATGACGGCTCTGTTGAGAGTGAGCTTTCGATGCGTGGGCAAGCGGATAGGGCTATTGGCTTAGACCTTACAAATCCCCTTTCGTCGGCGCGGCAGCAGTATTACATTGGAAAGTTCCTAGACCATGTTAAGGATGTGCTTACGATGGCATGGAAGCTGTATCAGCGAATGGGACCGGATGAAGTGTTCTTCCAAGTAACGGGCAATCCTAACCCACAAGTGATGACCAAGGGTAGTCCCGATGAGGACTTCTCGATTATGGTTTCGTTTGATTCCTTGTCGAGTGACCCAGAAACAGCGGAGACGCAGTTGAAGAATATGGTTCAGTTGGTTCAGTTGGATCGTAATGGAATCATGGATGTGAACAAGCTGCTTGAGTTTGCTGCATCCTCGATCAATCCAATCTTTGCGGATTACGTTCTGCAACCAGCGGAAGAGGCACAGCAGAAGGTTGCGAAGAACGTCACTGATGACCTTGCTAAGATATTTGCTGGCATTGAAGTTCCCGCTCAACCTAATGGCGCACAGATTGCAATGCAGATGGTTCAGGCTTACGTCCAGCAGCCCGATGTTGCGGCTAGGGCGCAGTCTGACGAGGCTTTTGCTGCTCGCTTGCAGAAGTATGCCAGTCAGTATCAATTCCAGCTACAACAGGCGCAGAACGCTGAGATTGGACGTATCGGAACAGCACCTGCTGAAATGGGTGGCGTAACAACTCAAGGAATGGAACAATAATGATCTCAGATAAATAACAACCAACTAACTAAAATTATGCCAGCTAAAAAGAAACCAGAAAATAAAACAAAAAGATACTACCATGCAGATGGTTACACTTACGACGAATACTCTCTTGGAAGTCAAAAAAGAAATTTTACTGACCCTGTTCGCCGCAAACAATATGATGAGCAGAGCAAAATGGGTGCGGTTGGTCCAGAAAGAACACAAGACTATCTTAAGAGGCTTACCGCTAGAGCAGATTATATTCAAAAAAACCCAGATTTGCGCGTTTTAGACACAAGTAGTAATAAAGCTCGCGGAACCCAATCATCGGCTACTCGCAAGCTAATCAAGTAAGCAGCAATGAAAAAGAAGTCCACAGTCAACGCAGCAGGTAACTACACCAAGCCAACCATGAGGAAGGCGTTGTTTAGCAAGATCAAAGCAGGGACTAAAGGTGGAGACCCAGGCGAATGGAGTGCCAGAAAAGCACAACTCCTCGCTACTCAGTATAAGAAGAAAGGCGGCGGCTACCGATGAAAGCTCCACAACAATCACTTAAAGATTGGAGTGGTCAGAAGTGGCGTACCTCCGATGGCAAACCTAGCAAGGGAAAGAAACGCTATCTACCAGATGCTGCTTGGAATGCTCTTAGTCCTTCCGAGAAGTCCAGCACCAACCGAGCAAAGGCAAAAGGTAATGCTCAGGGCAAACAGTTTGTAAAACAACCTAAATCAATTGCTCGAAAAACGTCAGCATACCGATGAAGAAAAACACGCTTTCAAATGACATAGCTCGATGCAATGGGGTTGGGTTTGATGAGGATGGTGAGTGGGACTGGCGCGAAGGTTGCGAGACCTGCCTACGGAGAACCGCCCCTCGTCCAGAATACTACTCACTGATTGATCCACCCCCTATTATCGCTTTTGAGTGCGAATATCTGATTGAACCATAATGGAAAATAGATTTACAAAAGTAGTCACCAATCCCGCCACCGGACGCAAGAGAACCGTGAAGTTCGGGCAAGCTGGTAAGGCTGCGGATGGCGGGGATCGTATTCGTCCTTCCACAAAAAAAGCTGACGCATATTGCGCGAGATCAGCTAAGATCAAAGGGGACTGGAAATCAGATCCCAACTCACCAAATAACCTTTCCCGCCGTAAATGGAAATGCAGCGGAAGCAAATCAATGAAATAATATGATACCAGTCCCAACACTACAAGAAGCAGTCGCAATCCTCATCAACAACGAGGAGTTTAAGGTATTCTTATCGTTCCTATCTGACGAGAGGGAGGCTTTCATATCCACACTTCGGCAGGCGGAAAACACAAGTGAGGTGATGAAATTGGCAGGATCAATTTCTACTCTTGACGAAATACTACAATTCGTGAAGATTGCCTCCGAGAAGTAATTCTCGTTCATGTTTGGATTGGTTCCCCCGCCCTAGTAGTTAAATGCTACTAGGGCGTTTTTGCGTCCCGGGGAGGGGGGTTGACAATAAATTAATATCCCAGCAGTTCTCATTCATCGCTATCGCCTAGCGTAATTGGCGTTTTAACATATGAGTGAAGAATCTACGGCCATCGCTGGGGCTACAGAACCAGTGTCAAACGTATCGGTTGAGGAGTATATTGCTCGGAGATCCGGTATTGCATCACAAGAGGACGAACAAGCAGAGGAATCCGAGGAGGATACCGAAGTAGAGCCGGAGGAGCAGGAAGCTGAACCCGAGGATGATACCGAGTATGCCGACGAGGAGGAGGATGCAGGTTCCGATGAAGCTGAAATAGATTTGCTTAATCTATCGACTGAGCAGATTCAAGAACTGGCTAAGAAAGGCAAGAGTCGCCTGCTTCAACGTGTAGGAGAACTAACCGCACAGAAGAGGCTGCTGGAAGAAAAGCTCCAGCAACAGGCGACAGCAAAACCCACGAAGGAAGTTCCACAGGATGAGAATCCATTCAGGAACATTTCCGATCCGAAGGAGTTGATTGCTAAGTATGGCGAGCTTGAACAGGTCTTGGATGATACTGACGCTATCCTTGAGGAACATGAGGATTACGGCCCGGACGATATTATTACCGTGGGTGACCGTGAATTCACCAAGAGGGAGATTCGGAAGGCAAATCGCAACGCTCGGGAAGCAATTACCAAATTCATTCCCGCCCAAGAGAAGCAGATCACCAAGATCCAGCAACTCGCACAAATGGAAGAGCAGTATTCAGCCGCCGCAAGGAACGAGGTTCCCGACATCCTAGACGCTGAGTCTGAGGTCGGGTCTAGGTTCCAAGCAATGATGCAAGACCCAATCGCTCAACAGGTAAAAATCAAGATTCCAGAGCTTGGCTATCAGCTAGAATACATCCTAGCCCATGCCGCCAACTCCATCTTCGGCAAAGGAAAGTCGCGTGTTAATGTTTCAGCAGTTGGAAGTAAGTTGAAGATAAATCCATCCTCATCACCAACGGTAGCTGCGGTAAGCACGAGATCGAGCAAGCCAAGGAAGGCAGCGGAGGCATACAGCAAGTTTGAGGAATCGCAATCAGTAGATGATTGGATCTCAGCCCGAATCGCCAAATACAAATAATTTTAACATAAAATAATAATATGCCTATCTCCACTACTTATTCGCCCAACGCTCCTGCCGCACGGACAGGTCAGGGTTCCGCCATCAGCAACCGTGAGGATCTCTCCAACGAGTTGACCCTCCTCGACCGAGCGGTCGCTGTTGGAGCAGATACGAGCCTCAACGTCCCTCTTAAGCTCGCGCATCGCCTTAGCTTCAGCCTGTGCCATGTTCGCAGGGCCTACCGAGTTAACGGCTTGCTGGAGGTTCGATACGAGGAAGTCG